GATATGTTGACATACTATGAAAATAGATATAAAAATGCTATACAACAGTTTGCAGGTATGCAACTTGGAAGACGAAGACGAGACGATTATACTGACGGAACAGTTAGAATACCAGTTAAGTCACCGTCTCCGTAAATTGAGGAGAAAAAATTATGGCAATATCATCGGCAGTTTGTAACAGCTTTAAACAAGAAATTTTAGTTGGCACTCATAACTTTACTGCATCATCTGGAAACACTTTTAAATTAGCTTTGTACACAAGTTCAGCATCTTTAGGTGCAAGTACGACAGCTTACAGTACATCAAACGAAATTTCTAACACATCTGGTTCAGCTTACACAGCTGGTGGTGCAGCACTTACAAGTGTTACTCCTGTATTAGATGGTTCAACAGCAGTTTGTGACTTTGCAGACGTAAGTTTTACTTCTGCTTCATTTACAGCAAACGGATGTTTAATATATAATGATACACAATCAGACAAAGCTGTTTGTGTAGTAGCATTTGGTGGAGACAAAACTGTATCTAGCGGAACTTTTACAATTCAATTTCCCGCAGCAGCAGCATCAACAGCAATCGTCAGGATAGCATAAGGAGGTAGTTCCTTATGTCAATCGATAAGACATTCACCGTAACGGTAGTTAGTACCGATTCAGGAAATAAATATGTTATAGATGGTGTTCAACAAGACACTGTAATGATTGGTGCCGGTGGCACTTATAAATTTGATCAATCAGACGGAACTAATGCTGGTCACCCATTAAGATTTTCTACAACCTCAAACGGAACCCATGGTGGTGGCAGTGAATATACCGAAGGCGTTACCACTAGTGGAACACCTGGACAAGCTGGTGCTTACACACAAATAGACGTTCAATCAGGGGCCCCTGCGGTTTTATATTATTATTGTACAGTTCACTCCGGAATGGGAGGACAAGCAGATACAGCAGGATGGGGCCGTCTAAATTGGGGTCAAGCAGATTATGGTGACACCAATATTATAGTTGAAGGATGGGGCCGTCTTGGTTGGGGAGAACAAGGTTATGGAGAGGCACCAAGTATAACTTTAACAGGAGTAGGATCAACTACTGCAGTTGGAGACATAACTATAAATCGTTTCCCTGGTTGGGGTACTCTTGATTGGGGTGAAAATGGTTGGGGTAGTGTTGAAAGCGCGGTTGAAAATTTAATTGCTCCTGATGCAATAACTTCTTCTGTTGGAGCAATAACTCCTGCAGATGTTATGGGACTAACGGGAGTTTCTGCAACATCTGCAATAGGTTCTCCAACAATTATATTATCACCAGTAGTTACATTAACAGCCCCTGGTGCTTTAACTTCTTCTGTAGGTTCTTTAACTGTAAATGAGAATGCAGACATGCTTGTAGGATTAACTGGACAAGTAGCAACATCTGCAGTTGGAGCAATTACACCAGCAGATGTTGTTGGGTTAACGGGATTAGGTTTAACAAGTGGTGTAGGTGCAATTACTACAAACGCAGAAGATTTAATAAATGTTACCGGTGTTGGAGCTACTTCTTCAGTAGGATCAGTAACTCTAGAAATAGGGGTTCCTTTAACAGGAGTTTCTGCAACTGTTTCTGTAGGAACAATTTCACCGGCAGATGTTATCGGATTAACTGGTGTAGAGGCCACAACGGCTGTAGGAAATGTTTCACCATTAGGTTATTTTGATGTTGATATTACTGGAAATACAAATTATAATGATATTGACATAACAGGTAATACATCTTATACAGATGTAGCTTAACTGAAAAGGGCATAGGAAAAAAATTATGGCATCAACTTATACAGATCTTGGCCTGGAATTAATGGCAACTGGTGAAAACGCCGGTACATGGGGAACAAAAACAAACGCTAATTTACAACTTGCAGAACAACTTCTTGGTGGATTTTTAGAAGTATCTATCGCAGGGGGTGCTGGAACAACAGCTTTAGATATCGACAATGGTGCTTTAACAGGTACCGCTCAACAAAGAGTTCTTAAATTAACAGGAAGTATTACTGGAAATAGAATTGTAACTTTTCCATTACTTACAGAACAGTTTTATATTATTGAAAACGCAACTTCAGGTGCTTACACAGTACAATTAAAAGCAGCATCTGGTTCAGGTGCAACAGTTACTTTTGCAACTACGGATAAGTCACATAAAATTGTATACTTAGATGGTGTAGCAACAAACACTGGTGTTTATGACACTGGTTTTGGAAGTGGAGACGTAACACTTACAGGCACTCAAACTTTAACAAACAAAACTTTAACATCACCTAAAATAGGAACTTCTATTTTAGATACTAACGGAAACGAATTATTTTTATTAACTGCTACAAGTTCAGCGGTTAACGAATTAACATACGCTAACGCAGCAACTGGAAATAACCCCAGCTTTACAGCATCTGGTGAAACTAATGTAGGTATAAATTTAGTTCCAAAAGGATCTGGTGTTTTACAAGGAAACGGTTCTGCTTTAAAAATTGCTGGTAAAGAAACTATGTGGGTTCCTGCAGCAGCTATGTATGGGCCAACTACTAACCCTGCAGACGCAGCTTTAGTTGAAACAACGGCTACAAGACCAGATTTAAAAGTATTTGATTTTGATGCTAGTACACAACAATATACACAATTCACAGTGGCTATGCCTAAATCATGGAATGAAAGCACATTAACTTATCAAGTTTATTGGTCTCCTAGCACAACTAACACAGGAAATGCCATTTTTGGTTTACAAGGTGTTGCATGTGCTGATGGTGATACTATTGATGTTGCATATGGAACAGCAGTAGAAGTCACAGACGCTGGTATTGGAACAGTAGAAGATCAACAAATTTCAGCAGAAAGTGGTGCAGTAACAGTTGCAGGTTCTCCTGCAGCAGGTGAACAAACTTACTTTCAATTATTTAGAAAAGCTGCGGACGGTTCAGATACTTTTACTGGTGAATGTAGAGTTCTAGGGGTAAAAATATTTTATACTACTGACGCAGCTAACGACGCATAGGTAATAAAATATGAGAGACCATAAATTAGATGTTCTCCAAGGTGGTGTTGGAGTCAAAGGTTCAAAAAAAAATAAATCAAGAAGAAAATCTTTTGGATATCAAGTTTTAGGATTTGGTTCTGGAGCAGCCGCTGCTTCACCACAGCTTGCAGATTATTTAGTAATTGCAGGTGGTGGGGGAGGATTAACTCCAGGTGGATTACCCGCGTCGTCTGGGGGAGGTGGTGCAGGTGGATATCGAGCATCTGGTTTTGGACCATCCCCATTAAGAGGAAGCCAACAAGAATTAGATCCTGGAGATTATACAATAACAGTTGGAGGAGGTGGATCAGCCGCAAGTCCTGGTACACCTAGTGCCCCAGCAGGTAACGGAAGCAATTCAGTTTTTTCATCTTTCACATCAACCGGTGGTGGTTATGGAGGGGGTAATTACCCAACATCATATGGACACCCAGGTGGATCTGGCGGAGGTGGATCTGGTTATGGAGCATATCCAAGTGGAGATGGAAACACTCCTCCTGTAAGTCCTCCACAAGGAAATGATGGGGGCCGAGGTGGGGGATACAACCCATGGGGCGGCGGAGGCGGCGGCGGAATGGGCGGCGCTGCATCTAATGTACCAACTTCACACAACCAAGCAGGAGGTGCTGGAGGACCTGGAGTCCCTAATACAATTACAGGTTCTGATGTAACATACGCTGCTGGAGGTAAAGGAGAACCCGGTGCTGGTCCTGCTGGAACAGCTAACACTGGAAATGGTGGCGGTGCACAAAACACTGGAGGCTCTGGTATAGTAGTTTTAAGATTTCCAAGTGCTGCAGATGGAAGCGTTTCTGTAGCTCCCGGAACTAATAGTGTTGCAGCTATAGGACCTGGAGAGGTAGTAGCTACGTTCACTGTTTCGGGCACGTTGACTATAGGTTAAAAATAAATTATAAATTATAAAGAGTAAAAATATGGCACATTTTGCAGAATTAAAAACAATGACAGACCCAACCGGGTTTACATCAGATTCTCATCAAGTAGTACAACGAGTTGTAGTTATAGGAAATGATATTCCTGTTAACGGAGGTACTTTAGAAGATAATGATATGCATGTTGATGGTGAAACATGGTGTGGTAAATTGTTTAAAACTGAATCTAACATATGGAAACAAACTTCTTACAACAATAATTTTAGAAAACAATATGCAGGGCACGGAATGGTTTATGATCCTGTAAAAGATAAATTTTTAGAAGCACAACCTCATGCATCATGGTCATTAGATTCAAATGACGATTGGCAACCGCCTATTGCAATGCCACCTATTATAGACGCTAGTCAGGATCAAGAGTCACCTGAATGGGTTTATTTTATTTCATGGAATGATGCAAAGTATCAAGCTGATAACACTAAAGGTTGGCAAGGAACAAAATCTAACGACGAAGAAGAAACTAAAGCTATATACGATTGGAACGGTACAACTTGGCAACCAGAATAAGATTAAACTAAGTGTTTAAAAAAGAAAGAATATTGAATGGATTTAAAACTAATACATAGAGTACCTAAACTATATCCAAAAAAGTCTTGTGATAAATTAATTAATTACTTTGAAGATAATATCAACAAAGCAAAAAAAGGTGGCTTTGGTCCTAAAAAATTAAATAATTTAGAAATGCCACTTAATATTTTAAATACAGAAGATTATTTTTATATGGGTAAAGCTTTGTTAGATGGTGTAAATAATTTTAAAAAGAAATGTCCACATATCGATAAATATATAATGCCTTGGAGAGTAGAATCCTCAGCTCAACTTTGTAGATATAAACCTAATAATTATTATTCAACCATACACTGTGAGAACGATGGCGGTAAAGAACATTTAACAAGAGTCTTTGCGTGGATGTTTTTTTTAAATGATATTAAAAAAGGTGGTGGAACCGAATTTATTTTACAAAAATATATAGCAAAACCAAAAGCCGGTGATTTTTATATTTGGCCAGCGTACTGGTCACATTTACACAGAGGCGTTAATGCCCCTAAAGAAAATAAATATATTTTAACTGGATGGTGTAAGTATATCTAATATGAATTTAACAAATTATTTTTGGTATTTTCAATCAGCAATTCCTCATAGAATTTGTGATGATATTGTAAGATACGGTAAATCATTACAAGACCAACAAGCACGTACTGGTAGTTTTAATAATGTAAAAAAATTAAATAAAAACCAAATTAAAGATTTAAAAAAGAAAAGAGATTCTAATGTTGTTTGGATGAATGATAGTTGGATTTATAAAGAAATACAACCTTATATTCATGAAGCAAATGTAAATGCAGGATGGAATTTTCAATGGGACTTTAGTGAGTCCTGTCAGTTTACAAAATATGTAAAAGGACAATATTATGATTGGCATTGTGATAGTTGGGATAAACCTTATTTCATACAAGATAATCCTAAAAACCCATCACATGGTAAGATTAGAAAACTATCTGTTACTGTTACTTTATCAGATCCAAAAGAATACAAAGGCGGTGAACTAGAATTTGATTTTAGAAACATGGATCTTAATAAAAAACCAAACATTAGAAAATGTAAAGAAATATTACCTAAAGGTTCTTTGGTCGTGTTTCCTTCATTTGTGTGGCATAGAGTATGTCCAGTTAAAATATATTTATTTTCTTTAGGGGCATTAACGCCTCTGTGTAAATGTGACCAGTACGCTGGCCCAATATAAAAATCACCGGCTTTTGGTTTTGCTATATATTTTTGTAAAATAAATTC